TGTGCTGTTGAGGATGCCCTTATCGAGCAAGTCCAGCGCGGTCAATCCATGAGCCTGATGCTCGAAGCTGCTGGTGAAGAACGTTCAGCAATGAATCTGATGCTCACCAACCCCGATGTACTCGCTGACTATGTCAACGACTTCTTCGGTCCTGAAGGTCCCTACCCGACTGAAACTCCTGATGAGACTGCTGTCCGTCAGCAACAAGAAGCCCGTGCTCAATTCGAGCAGGAAATCATCGCTCAAGAGCAAGGTCGTGTGCCTGAGTCCTTCCAGCGTCCCGAAATGGAGATGCCTACACCCGGTCGCCAGGTGAACGTTGCCAACGACTTCTGGGGTGGTTTCAGCCAGCTGATGGATCAAAGCCCTGAGCAAGCTTGGCAGTACCTCTCCCAAGCCCCTCAAGGCGCTCTGTCCGGCAAGATGCTCGTCCAGGACGTTTGATAAACAGTGGGGTCCTTAATTGGACCCCTTACAATATAAGTAATGATTAGTAATTAGAAATGCGCGTATCTCCTTTTACTATTGCTGAAGAATCTCTAAGCGCTTCTTCCGCTATGCAAGGTCTGGGCGGCATGGAACGAACTGCTGCACCTAAAGGACCCAATATGTTTGACGGAGGTCCCGCCTCCAAGGTTGGTGAAAATACACAGCCTTTCAATAATTCACGGATGATGCAGCAAAACATCCTGCAAAACACCAGTGCCGCTGCTCCTCAAGCACAAGCTAATGCAGTACAGCAGTCTCGCAAGATGAACCTTGTTGAAGACAATGCAGCGTACAAAGCTAATCAAATGCTTGAAGGACGTAAGTCTGAAATTCTTAGTGTGATGAATGCACCTGCCACCTTGGCTATGGGCAATATGTCACCACCACAAATGGAACAATTCCGTAGTGACATTGCTACTGGAAAAGCTATGGCAATGGGTGTAAATCCTGATCTTGTTCAGAACCAAATGTCCGAACAACGTTACGGCTAATTTACTACAATAATAAATAGTCGTAGTGAATAGATACTATGCGTCTTGCTGGTGAACAACCGAAGGGAGACCCAGAAGTTTTTCAAACTATCTGGAAGCACCTCAAGTCAGATGGTATGCCTGATCAGGCTGCAAACCAACTAACAGCCGAAATGCTCACGCATGGAGATGACATCGATTCGTCTATCGAAAAGTATGAGCGTTACTACGACAATTTCAGAGAGCGGGGATATAACGAACACGCCGCACAGGCTATGGCAGTAGAGTCGCTAGAGGGAAAAGAAGAGCCTAGGGAGAGTATTAGATTCGCAGGAATATACGGCGAGTAAGTTACATTTAGGCTAGACAATTAGTAGAATATAGGCTATATTTAATATATACCCAAAGAGAAGTATATGAGCGTAAAACTGTCAGGAGATTCCGTCCGATCTTACCTTCGTGATATTGGGCGGATTCCTCTTTTAGAGCACGATGAAGAGATTCTGCTCGGAAGACAAGTACAACGATTGATGGAAATCAAGGCTTGTGAGGAGCTGCTTGGAACGCCTACAAAAGACGAGTTAGCAGCATCTTTGGAGCTCACACCAAAAGAACTTCGCAAACTGCTAAGAGACGGTGAAAAAGCTAAAGACAGGATGGTTACTGCTAATCTCCGCCTTGTTGTCAGTGTCGCTAAGAAGTACACAAAGCGGAATATGGAACTCTTGGATATCATCCAGGAGGGGACTATTGGTCTCGTCCGTGGCGTGGAGAAGTTTGATCCTGGCCGTGGCTATAAGTTTAGTACTTATGCTTATTGGTGGATTCGGCAAGGTATCACGAGGGCCATTGCGGAGAAATCGAGGGCAATACGCTTACCAATTCATGTTACAGAAAATCTCAACAAAATCAAGAAAGCCCAGCGTGAACTGAGTCAACTTAATGGTGAAATACCAAGTGTATTCCAGCTGTCTGACTATCTAGGATTACCCGTTGAAGAGATCAAGGATTTGATGTGTAAAGCACGTCAGCCAACGTCACTTGAAATTAAAATTGGAGAAAATCGTGATACAGCTCTTATCGATCTGCTTGAAGACGAAACACAGCTTCCAGACACCTTGCTTGAGCGTCAATTTATCAAAGAAGACATCCGTAAGCTAATTGGTGATTTGCCTGAAATGCAAGCAGCTGTGATATCAATGCGCTACGGAATTGGTGAAGAAATCCTCGAACCTATGTCAATGACAGCAATTGGGCAAGTTTTGAATATGTCTCGTGATCGAGTTCGAACATTAGAGCAAAAGGGTCTAAGAAATCTTCGTGAAGCTAAAGCAGAAATAGGTTATTACTTGTAAATTACAATAAAGAAAGGATCGCCTATGAAGTAATGGTTAGCGTTACGCAAGAGCAAAATAGAAGTCAACAAATGTATGGTGGTACAGGAAGCAGCACCCCTGCTTACCTTGCCGCCAGTAAAAACTTAAATTTTGCTATCGGATCAAACAGTATGATTAACGCTCGAAGTGAGCGTGTGACAGCTATACCATATGTATCTAATTACAAAGATACGGTAGGTCTGTTTGGTACTGAGAATATATTCATCAAAGTAGATCTTAATATCCAAAACACTACAAAAGTATTTGACAGCGAAGAAATCCTCAACGGTGATTACTTTGAAGCTAACACGTTAAATATTACTGACCCAGGAGCCCCCTTCTGGGAGTCTGTGCTGTTTGATTTTCAACAAGACCTTTTTATTGAGAATGAGTATGAGATAGCAGACGTAAGTACTCAATTTGCGTTTGTGCCCAATGGAGTTGTACGTGTTGATCTAGAAAACTTAAAAACAGGAAACCGTTTTATTGATTCCTGGTTTGATGTTCGATTGTACACAAAGGATCGCCAAGAGTATGCATACGACACGATGTATGTTGGTGTCAATGAATATTTCTATATCGGATTCCACGCCCGCAATACAAAAAGACTGCCATACAACGTGCGTATGACAGTCGGTTCAGAAATTATCTCTACATATGATCTAACGTCAGAGCAACGTCAGTACCTTGTTAGCTGACTGTAATGGTTCCACCCATATTGTTATGAATAGAACACTGATAGCTAAAGGTTCCTGTCTCACCAACTGTCCACAACATTACGCCACTTTCAATTTCAACACCGTTGGTGTAGAGAACTGTCTTAGTGCTATTGGTATATAGACGGAAGGGGTGTGCTACTTGTACAGCGGTGAAATCAAACGCTACAGTGTCTCCTACTGCAAAAGCAATGCCCGGACCATCAACTCCATTAAGGGTGTAAACATTCTGAGGAAGCTCAGCTGTACCGATGTTGTTTACACCAACAGCATAGTTGAAGTTAGCTGCAGCAACACGTTCAGTAAATGTGGGAGGAGCGGGAGGTTCCGGCAAGTTACTGACAGTGCGCTTTAGAACAGAGCCACCGGAGATTTTAGCGAACTGATATTCATGAATGATGTCAAGACTATCAGCACCAACAACAGCAGCACGCTCAATACCGCCTTCTTTGGGGAAGGTAAATGTTCCGGAACCATCGTGACGGATCTCCACAGTCATATGTGATTTCACACCTGGCAGCAGAAGGCGAACCGTTTCGCCATTGTCCAGGGGAACTTTAAAGATTGCTGCTTCAACATAAGCAACTGTTCCTTTGATACCCCACCAGCGGGGAACACGATGGAAGTCGCCACCACCCTTCGGAAGCACAAGCTTCATAGTTCCCGAAGAGCCAACAACTTTAGAGCCGCCCTTGTACGTAAGCTTATCGGCCATTAGATTACATTGATACCTGTTACTATTTTAGTCAAACTTTACTCAGCCCGTTTCTTCCAACGCAAATTAGTTGCCGTATTGTTGAGTTTATTGCCATCAATATGATGAACAACACAGCATCCTTTTTTTCGTCCGTAAGGAGTAGGAGGTGTACCGAGGAAGGCAAATGCAACCAGAGTATGAATAGGTACAGTTACAAGCTTCTTGCGTCCAATTCGTTGAGTTAAATTTACAACGTGATAACCAGTCTTAGCCGTTTTAGCTTTTAAAATACGCTCAATAGCACCCTTAGTACTTTTAACGTGTCCTTGCTTATTGACGTAGTATTCAATACAGCATTCATAACCAGGAAGAGTGTGTACGGGTACCCACTCACTGCTATCAATAAAGTCCATCTCTATTACCAAGTATTCTTGGGTATCCACTCATAAGTATAGCAATTATTACTACTATCTATATATGTGACTAAGTCGAAGTCACCAATAATCCTTTTAGCTTACGGAGTTAATCCACATGTGGATTGATAATGATTTTCCGAAGCTTCTTGGTGCAGAACTGTATCGTCCCCACCCGGCCTACATCATTGAGATGGCTGTCGAGCCTGTGGTGGTTCACGATTTCTCCAAGCAACCCGGTCAAACAGTGCAACTGGACCGGTATCGCTTCTGGGGTAAGCCTGGCACCAAGGAGTCCCGTGAGCGGACCGCAGACCAGACACTTGGTACAGCTTCCGCCCGCAACATTGTGAAGGACAAGGTCCTCGTGACCCTGCGCGAATACACCGGCCCCGCCGATACACGTGATTCCGCTCAGCCTTCTACCTTCAAGGTCGCTCGTGAGACCCTGATTACTGCCCAGCGTCTCCTGCTTGACACTGGCAACCTGAACGTGTTCCACCAAAGCATTGGTTCACTTACACTTTTGGACGACTACCGCCGCTGGCGTGACCGGGTGTTCGCTAACGAACTCCTGAAAGCCGAAGCTACTGGCGCTGCCAGCAGTGAGTCCGGCGGTTACTACCTGCCTGGTGGTAAGTCCAAAGGTGAATCCGGTGGCACCCTGGGCGTGACCTACGCCGAAGGCGAGTCCGCCAAGTTTGACGTCACCACTGACCTTCTCGAAGTCGTCAAGGATATGCGTAAGCGCAACGTCCCGACCTTCGCTGATGGCTACTACCGCTGCATCGTGGATCCGACCGCGATGATGCACCTGCGTCAGAACTCTGACTTCCGTGAAATTGCCCGTTACCCCGGCAGCGGAATGATCAATCCGATGCAACCCAACGCAGCCCCCAACGCCAACTTCTACCAAGGCATGGGTCCTGCATACGGTCAGGCTGGCTTCGTTGCTGGTCAACCCGTTATGCC